GACATCAGCTGCCAATTTGTTCTCAAGTCAAGCCGCGCACGATCTGGTCTTAATCACCTGCTTGCTGGCTGGTGCGATCCAGGTTGGCACGGAAGCAAGCTGACGCTTGAGTTGAAGAATGAGCGGTTGCATCATGCTTTGCCGTTGTGGCCTGGCTTAAAGATTGGTCAGATGGTGTTTCACGTGATGTCTAACGCTCCAATGCGTAGCTACCGAGAGACAGGTCACTACAACAACCACTTGACAGTCATGCCGTCCGTGGCATGAATTGATAAGAATCTTCAGGGCTATGGGCTGGGCTGACTGGATGGTCGTCAACCAAAGCCTTGAAGAGGAGTTGGAATTGGAACGTACCGTTCGAGAGGTTCAAAGCTGCGGTGACGAGGATGCTTTGAAGCAGTTATGCGTGTCATTGGTACGGACCAACTGGCATCAGGCCAAGCTGCTTAAGCAAGCAGTGGGTCACATCGGTCAGTTTGATGAGTCGATGTCTTTTTCTGATTGAGTCAGCTTGTCTAGGCCAAGAGCTTCCCACGCTTTTTTAGCTTTGCCCTCCACCCTGGCTCGAATAGCTTCTTGTCGTGTGACTTGATCGAGCGCTTCAGCTTTTACAAAAGCCGCTTTGTCGGCGTTGTCTTGAATGTATTTGTAAGCAAGTTCTCGAAGCAGTGCAGACGGTTTCTTATCAAGCTTTTCAGTCAGCTTTAAAAATAGATCTCCTTTAGCAGGCTCAAACAGCACTTGGACGTGAAGCCGATTTCCGTGCTTACTAGCCACGTGCTAATACATTAAAGCTAAATATTACCACGTTATTGAATTATCAACTTTTTTCTTCCAAGCGGTTGCTTGGGCTGAACGGGCATTGGTGCGTTGACGACGGGAGCCTTGTCTGACCTGTCTTGCTCCTTCTAGGAACATTGCAGCCCTTTGGAGGTCAGCTGTCGTCGCCAGCTGAATTGCTTTGTTGAGGCGTTCCATGATGATCTGACGCCCCGATTTCGGTTGCGGCATACTTCATCGCGCCAGCAAGGGTTTGGTGGAACGTTAGCGCGTAAGACTCAGTTAGCACAATCCATTCAGCATTGTGCCGAAAGATTTGTACGTTCATTTGTCACAATTAAAGATGTGATGCAGTCTTTTGAACTCATGAATTGGTGTTGAGGTAAGGATGCTGACCTCTACGTTGCAGCGCAATGCATTGATAACTTGTCGCTCCATATAATCCATATTGGACTCATAAATAACTTGTTCAACAGCAAGTGGCTTATCGTCCAGGTCGAACGTGGTGAAACGAGTTATTGCTAACGGACAGTGTTCGTCGGCAATCTGACAGTAATGCAGATGAACGTTTCTAGTCCCCATGTCTTGGGCTGAAGAGTGCATTGAAGACAGTGGCGACAAGGCTTTCAGCCTGTTGCCTATCCAGACCATAGCTGGATCGACGACGAACCTTCGTAACAGCTTTGTGAAAATCACTGGTGGTTAATCCGAAGTGATTGGGCGGTTGTGAAAGGCGTTCACGGATCAAGTCTGACCTGTGAACACCTTTTTCTTTGGCTTCAGCAGAGAGTCTTTCGACAAGCTCTTCTGGAAGGAGGGTTTCGACTTTTTTCATGCGTGGATGTTACTTACGCTTTGGGCGTTTTTTAGTTTTTCGAGACGGTTTGATACGCGGCTTGTCAGGTTTGGACTTGAGGCGCTCAATGGTCTCGTGATAGCCAGGAGGCTCTGAAACGTTTCCGCGCCTCAAGATTTCAGTCCAGTTCATCTCTCGCGCGTATAGATGTCAAATCATGTCCCCGTTGCCCAAATGCCAGTCGTACCAACAGATGTGCTTGGGGACATTGTGGGGGGACAGTCAGAGTTGTCCCCTTTCTTCATCAGTCAGCTGAATCTCAACCGCTCCATCCATCAAAGGGGGACACAAGGGTTTGTCCCCCTCATCTTGTCCCCCGTCAGAGCCCGCTCCAGTACTGGCATACGTACCAAAAGGGGACATTTTTTGACCCTCTCCGCGTGCGAGGTTGGCTTTATATTCTTTGGAACGAGAACCTTCTGGGACGAATGAGACGATCAGCTGTTGCGCTTCTAGCCGCTGGAGCGATTTTTTGATTGCAGCAGCAGAACCGGCAATCAGCGAGTCAGCTAGCAGATCGGTTTTGGAACGTGAGCCTGGGTAAGCGGTCCGTAAACGGTTAAGAACACGGCCACGAACCGATGATGGAGCGGTGTCATCAGGATCCATCTCAGGCGTGAAATCGGAGATGTAGAAGTTGAGGTCATCGTCTTGACCAAGGATGAGGTGGGTACCAGAGCGGCCTGAGCGGCTCTTCTCCACCTCAATCAACCGTTCATGCCGTTGGACCTGTTGCTGCTGCTTGGAGCGCTTCTGCGGATCAGTTTCTGGGCGTTTAAGGCTCCAGGTCTCGTCTACGGCGTCACGAATGGCCGAGGTGCCACGGAAACCACCGTTTTTGTTGGCGTGATGGATGATCAAGATTGTGGTGGCTGGGAACAGATCACCGTTGTTCTTGGTCAGCCAGTACAGCGGAGTGGCAAAATCTGATTTATTTTCGTCGAACGCCTTACCGCCGGAGCATCCAATCAAGGAGTCGATGACGACCAGCTTGGGCTTGTAGGTCTCCATCAACTTGATGAACTGGGCGTAGCGCTGAAGCTGCCAGTCGGTCTGAATGTAGGTGTCAGAGGTGATGGGGAAGTCAGCTTCGATCAGCTGTTCCTTAAGCTGAATCAGAGGCTGATCGCCGTTGAGCAGCAGGACAGGACCTTGCTCGATTGGAACGGCAGCACCACGAACTTTGAATGGCGTTCCAGTTGCGATGTGCTTTGCGAGCGCCCAAGCGGCTGTCGACTTGCCATCGCCACCAGCGCCATAGATCAGGATTACTGAAGGGTGCGGAAGGACATCAGGGATGAGATAGCCACGTTTTTCGTCCAGCTCCATCAGTTTTTCAACAGTCATCAGAGATTGTGCTTTTTCATAAGCGATCTGATCAACAATCAGCTTTTCAAGAGATGACTGATCCCGATAACCAGCCTGAAGAGCAAGAGAGTTGAGCTTGTAGTTGACCTCGGCAGGATTATCTAAATCAAGGATGCGCTTGGCACGTTTCATCACCTCCTCAAAATCGAGAGTTGCTTGGCGATACTCCTGAACCTTCTTCTCTTCAGCGTTTTTTACGATCTTTTTTGTGTCTTCCGAAAATCGATGACGTTCTGGGTCGGCACGATCTGCCATCCAAATCAGAGTACCTAGGCCAACTCCAGAGCCTTTAAAGGAGTACCAAGTTTCCTCACAGGGATTCTCACCATCAGCCCACTCATGAGCGAAGTCAGGATCTTCTGCTGACCAAGCTGACCAAAGAACAAGACCAAGGTCGTTGGACAGAGCAGAGTGAATCGCCATACCGACCTTGACCCAATGGTCACGGCTGCCCTTGCCTTGGGTCGGAATGACCTTGAGGCAATCATTAATGATCTGACAGACCTCATCCTGAGTTCGGTCGCTGAAGTCAAGGTCGCGTTTAATCATGGCCTTAGGCGGCTGTTTCATCTCAGCCAGCAGCCAGTCAGGTGCGACGGGGATGCGGTTTAGGTCACCTTCTAAATGGTATTGCCCTGGAACGGAAACTTTGCCACCGGGGTAAGCGCCATAGATAACGCCCTGACGCTTGCTGTTCCATAGGATTTCGTAGTCAGCGTCATCATTGAGACCACGACCTTCAACCTCGTTCCAAAGGGCTTCTGGAACGCGGAAGATGTATTTGGCTGCGTTCTTCTTGGTTGAGGTAACTTTTGGAGCGCCTTCAAGGGTGTCACCCCAGCGAGCGATGACCTTGTTGAGGTTTCGGTCAACGTCAAGGATGACGATGCCATTGCCACGGATGCCGGTGAAGATTCCAACGGCTTGGATATCAGGGTTGCGTTGAGCGGCGAGGGCAACGTCTGCTGGACCCAGTTTGAAGTCAAAAGATTCTTGAGTCGGGTTTTTGCCACCTGCTTTTTTACCGGAAGGCATCTTGGCCCCCTTGCGGTAGATGGAGGCGTAGACCAGAGACTCGGGCAGCGCCTTGACGAAATCCGAAAACATCGTGTATTATTCGAGAGTTGTGTGTACGAATCCCGACCATTTCTCGCCTTACTGCTGGGCGGGAAGCGGTCGGGACTTTTTTTATCCTACCGCAAGTTGACAAGCCCATCAGGACCGACCTAACTTGTTGGAGCGTTCGTCACAGAACGCGGCAAACAAAAAGGCAACTAAACGTGAACCTTTCCGATTCTTACCTTTCAATTCTCAACAGCGAAAACGAAGGAAGCTCTTCAAACGAGAGCTATCTGCGTTACACAAAGCTTGAGCAGGGCAAGCCTGCAAATTTTGCATTGCTTGAGCAAGATCCGCTTTGCTACTGGCTTGTCTGGGGCGTCGATGCAAACGAGAAGATGAAACCTTTTCGTTTTATGACTCAACCGACGGCTGAAGAAATCAAGCTTGAGCTGGGTTCTGATTACAGCCAGTGCTTGAACTATGACAAGACGGCAGTGCGTAAGCCTGTCGAATGCTTGACCTGGCCTGTTTACAACTGGGATACAAACTCAGTCCAAGTTCTTGAAGTTTCCCACGTTTCATTGGGACGGCAGTTTGCCAAGTACGGTTTGAACAAAAAGTACAGTAAGAATTTGCTGGACTGGGATTTTGAGCTGTCAAAGATCAAAGCTGACATGGTGCGATATGAGCTGATGATCGTTCCTCGTGACGAGGACGAGCATGATGAAGGCTCAATGGCGAAAGCTTGGCTGCAAATTCAGAAGTCCGGTTTTGACCTGAATCGAATTGTGGTTGGTGGTGATCCGTTCAGCGAAGGTTGACATGACATCACTTTGATGTCAGTGTGGTGTCAGGAGGGGGCTGCATTCCCCCTCCCAACTGTTCACAGCACCTGCAACCATGAACTCTCACAATCTAGATCAAGATCCTTATAAGGATGTCATCGTCGAGAAAGTATTTGTCACGCCAGAAATGGCTGCTGACATGGTTTCAAGGAATTACGAGCACAATCGAGATGTAATTAAAACGAATTTACTTGATATGCAAAGGATGATGAAAGCCGGGACTTTTGTTTTAAGTCCAGATGCCTTGGTTTTCGACCAAAACGGTATAATGCTAAACGGTAACCACAGGGCAAATGCGATTGTTGAAACTGGATTAGGCCAGTGGTTTATCGTTATGAGTAATGTTTCTCACGATATAGGGTCTATTACTGATACTGGCAAATCAAGAACCATGTCAGATCGGCTTAATTTTAAAGGAATTGCTATTAGCAGAAAACAGTGCTCTGTCATTCGTCATGCGCTTTGTGACATATCAAGCCCAACTGTAGGGACTATGCAATACTCAAAAAACTATCAAGATGATTTCGTAGGAGAACAGTATTTAAGGTTTAAAGATTATTTTGAAATGCTTGCTAGCCATAATTACGTCGGACAAAAGTACAACCCGTTCTTTCTTGGAGCAGGCTTAAAAATCTACGCTCAAATGCGTCACAAGGAAGAGAAAGAGCATACATTTATTCATGGAATGAACGCATTAGACAGAACTAGGCATTGGATCGAAATTACTTGTTTGGCTCATCCCGTGCTTAATCAATACAATGCTGCTTATGACGTAGCGGCTAGCCGGATTTATCACGCAAAAAGAGAAAAGCGTGAAACCGAAACAGGCGCTGGTTACTGGAACGATTCACCATGTCTGCGGAAAACCATCAATGCTGCTTTTAAGTTTATGAATGGTGAGCCAATTATCAGAAATTTAAATGCAATAACAGCTGATCCTTTTATCCCTTTATGTAAGCTCCCAGCAACAGCTCCAGGTTTTTCTGATGCTGAGCAGGATTGATTCATGAAGCGAATTACATTGCAGCTGCGACCTGATCAACACGAGCAACTCAAGGAGCTGGCCTGCCCAGGACGTTCAATCGCATCTTTGGTACGGCAAGCGCTGGACGAGTTTTTAAAAAAACAGAGCTAGGGGCCTTGCGCCCCTTTTTTTTTAGGTTACATTAGCTTCGGGAAGGAGTGCCTATGAAACCACCCGAAACGATTACAACATTCATGGAGGACGGTTGTGTTTCAGTGACTGTGGGTAATCTGACCGGGGTTGTTTCGAGTGCTCATCTCGTAGAGCCCAAAGAAAATCAGCTCCGTCAAAGGTGGCTGGAAGAAAACGCCATCAATGACGATTGATCCACAAGACGCTCTAGCTTCACTGCGCCAATGGCAGCTAGAGCAAGATAACTCAGGAAGATTTCGTGTTTACAGGGATCAACATGGGCAGATTTATCACTCTGTCACCCATATCCTGAAGAACACCGCCCCTCAATCACAGAAGGATGCTCTGG